AGGCGCCGGGGGCCTCAACTATGCTAAACGCCCCTAAAATAGTTTCGGTTTGAACAAAAAGAAAAAGCCCCGGCAGTTTGGCCAGGGCTTTACCGGATGCGGGTCGGGCTGTTCAGGCGTCTTCGATTGCGCCCGCGAAGTGCTGCTCGATGAGGTCGGCAGACAGGTACTCTTCGGCCCACTCAAGAGCCTCGGCCCTGTCCATCGGGTGGATGCCGGAACCGCCGGTCCACGAGTTCTGGTCGACCTTGCGCGAGAAGCGGGTCATGGGGCCGCCGCGACCAGCGAGGAAGAACGCGCCGGAACGTGGCGTCCTGTACAGTCCAGCCTCCCAATGGCTGAAGTCGCGAGTGCTGGAGCAGCCAAAGTTGAGGGCGTCAGCCTCGCCGATCAGAGTTGCGCGTTCGGTGTCGTAGCGTTTGCCGTTGATTATTGCTTTCATGGTCGTTCCTCCGGTTAGGCGAACAGCGAGAGCTGCTGGTTGGTCATTTGCGTAACTCCCTTGTTGATGACCCTTTATGCACCTAACGGGTGCGTCTGTCAACAACAAAAGCACCTAACGGGTGCATTTAGTTTGAGAAGCAAATGAAACAGCGTGGACGTGTATCGGCTGCGGCGCTTTCCGTCATCTCCTCGTCGGGGATCGAGACAATCCGCCGGCCGGAACCGCCGTCCGAGCTGACGGATGAACAGTCGGATGAGTGGCGGGCCGTAGTCAGCCGCATGCCGGCTGACTGGTTTCCGCGCGAGACCTGGGGCCTGCTGGCGCAATACTGCCGTCATCTCGTTTCCGCCCGGCGCGTCCAGCAGCTCACCGCGGCGATTGAAAAGGATCAGGAGTTCGACATCGTTGCATATGACCGCGCGCTGAAGATGCAGGAGCGGGAGAGCCGCTGCATAGCCTCGCTGGCCACAAAAATGCGAATTTCGCAACAAACACAGTATGATAAGAGTAAGAAACGTGGTAGTATTACTCCCAGTAAACCTTGGGAGTGATTAGCTATGTTGGACGGTGAGACGGACGGCCAGTCGAGTTTATTCAAGGAACCGGCTTCGACCTTTGAGCCGGTGACGTTCCGGCGGTCGGGATCGAGGAAGGTCTACCGGGAGAGTGCTGAACGGACTGCTGCACAGGTCATCGGGTCTCTGACGGACGGCGATGATATCTGCGGGCTGACCAATGGCCAGTTTTCGCTGATCGATATCGTCTCGCATGTGCTGTCGCAGACTGGGCCTGCCGACGTGACGATCGCGACGTGGACGATGGGCGTCTACGATGCGGAAATCGCCTATTCCTTCGTGCGGGATAGCCGGATCAAGAGCATGAGGTTTCTGCTCGACCCGAGCATGTTTTCGCGCCGGCCCGAACTGGCGTCTGTCTTGGTCGCCGGCTTTGGTTCGGAATCGTTCCGGGCTGTGGACAGTCACGCGAAGTTTGCGACGATCCGAGGCGACAACCTGGCTGTGACTGTGCGGTCGTCGATGAACCTCAACCGCAACACGCGGCTCGAAAGCTTCGACCTGACTTGCTGCAACGAAATGACGGCCTTCTTTGAAGCCGTGGTGAACCGGGTCTGGTCGAGGGTTGATGAAGAAAACCGTCACCGCAAAGTCTTCGACGCGCTCCGTGAAGCGAAGCCGCTCAAAGACCCGCGCCGCCGCAACCCGTTCAGCGGCGACTGAAACCCGCGCCGAGCGGAACATCCGCTGGTGCGAAGACCATCTGAGAATTCCAGAGGGGAAGTTCGTCGGCCGGCCGATGAAGCTGGCGCCGTTCATGCGCGACGACTTCCGGGCGATCTATGACAATCCGGCCGGGACGCGGCGGGCGATCATATCGAGGGGCCGCAAGAACGCCAAGACCACCGAATGCGCGATGATTCTGTTGCTGCATCTGGCCGGTCCTGAACACAAGCCTAATTCACAGCTCTTCAGCGCTGCGCAATCGAGGGAACAGGCGGCGGTGCTTTTTGCCATTGCGGCAAAGATGGTTCGTATGTCGCCGACGCTGTCGCCGTTCGTCGGTATCCGGGACAGTGGCAAGCAGCTCTATTGCGAGGAACTTGGCACGCTCTACCGGGCATTGTCGGCGGATGCTTCCACAGCTTTCGGGCTTTCCCCGGCGCTGACGATCCACGACGAGATCGGCCAGGTGAAGGGGCCGAAATCGCAGCTCTACGAAGCGCTGGAAACGGCGACCGCAGCACAGGAAGACCCGCTTACGATCATCATCTCTACGCAGGCACCGACTGATGACGATCTGTTGTCCAGACTGATCGACGACGCCGCGAAGGAGAGGAACCCGCGGGCGGTCTTGAGATTCCAGTCAGCCGCCGACGATCTCGACCCGTTCTCGATCGAGGCGATCCGCCAGGCTAATCCGGCCTTCGACCTGTTCATGAACAAGGATGAAGTTTTGGAGATGGCGGAAGACGCGCGCAACATGCCGTCGCGCCAGCCTGAATATGAAAATCTGGTACTCAACCGCCGCGTCGAGATGAACGCTCCGTTTGTTTCACGTGTAACCTGGGAGAAATGCGGCGGCGCGGTGATCGAGGACTTCGACGGCTTGCCGGTCTATGGCGGGCTCGATCTGTCGGAGGTATCGGACCTCACCGCCCTTGTGCTGGTCGCGCCTGTGGACGGGATTTGGCACGTCAAGCCGACGTTCTGGTTACCGGGAGCGAGCATCCGCGAGAAATCGCGCGTCGATCGCGTTCCATATGATGTCTGGGCAAAGGAAGGGTTCCTCCAGACCACGCCAGGCCCGACGGTCGATTACGAATATGTCGCCGAGCATCTTTGGAACCTCTTCGACGTGTTGGACATCCGCAAGATCGCCTTCGACGCATGGAACTGGAGGCATCTGAAGCCGTGGCTGTCCAAGGCCGGGTTCTCGGAAGGTCAACTCGATGGCGATCACGCGGTTTTCGAACAGATGCGACAGGGCTTCCAGACGATGAGCCCGGCGCTTCGTGATCTGGAAAGTTCAATCTTGAACGAACGTATCAGGCACGGCAAGCACCCGGTTTTGAGCATGTGCGCGGCGAACGCGACTGTGCTGACCGACCCGACCGGCGCCCGCAAACTGTCGAAAATGAAGTCGCACGGCCGGATTGACGGCATGGTTGCGCTTGCGATGGCGATGAGCGTTGCAGGCACTTACGCCGAGGGAGGCCCCGACATGGACGACTTCCTCAAGAATGCGGTCATGGCGGCATGAGCTGGTGGTCGGAACTATGGGGGAAGGCTGCGGCCAAGGTTCGCGATCCTGAAAATTCTCGCACGGGATCGGGGGTATGGGCAGGACGTGACGTTAGCATCGACGGGGCGCTGCAGTTGTCGACCTACTGGGCATGCACGCGGCTGATCTCCGAGACGATCGGGACACTTCCGGGGGGAATGTACAAGCGGGAAAAGAACGGCAGCAAGGAATCCGCGTCGGAACACTGGCTCTATTCCCTGCTGCATGATAGCCCGAACGGCGACCAAACGGCGGCCGAGTTCTGGGAAGGGCTGGCTGTTTCGCTCTGCACTGCCGGCAACGCCTACGCGCGCAAGGAATTTGCGGACGACGGCAAGAGGCTGATTTCCTTGACGCCGCTCTCGTCTGAGCCGGGGCAAATGGATGTCAGCCGGGATAAGCAGGGTCGACTCCGGTACAAATACACGTTCCGGGGCAAGGCTTACGACGACACCGAGGAGAAGATTTTTCACATTCGCGGCTTTGGTGCCGGTGGCGATCTTGGCCTGTCTCCGGTGGCCTATGCCCGCCAGACGCTCGGCTTGGCAGAGGCGATTGCCCATTCTGCCGGGGCAACGTTCAAGAACGGCATGAAGGCGTCGGTCTTCTTCACGTCGCCGGCCGGCGTGAAGATGAACAACGATCAACGGGCCGAGTTCCGCAAGGCATTCATCGATCCATATATCGGCGCGGAGGCGTCGGCGTCGGCGGGGCTGTTGGAGCATGGCACCGACGTCAAGACGGTAAGCCTCCCCCCGAAAGACGCCGAAATGCTGATGTCGTGGAAGTTCAGCGTCGAGGAAATCTGCCGCTGGCTTCGCGTTCCGCCGATCCTGATCGGCCACTCGGCCGAGGGACAAACGATGTGGGGCAGCGGCGTTGAGCAGATCATGCTCGGCTGGCTCACCTTGGGACTTCGCCCGTACCTGACGCGTATCGAACAGGCCGTGAAGAAACGGCTTCTTTCGGCTGACGAGCGCAAGATATTCTTCTTCGAGTTCAACGTTGAGGGCTTGTTGCGAGCCGACAGCGCCGGCCGCGCGGCACTTTACAGCGTCATGGCGCAAAACGGCCTCAAGACCCGCAACGAAATGCGCAGCCTTGAGAACGACCCGCCGAAGCCCGGCGGCGATGATCTGACCGTGCAGTCCAACCTTCTCCCGATCCAGATGCTTGGGAAGATACCCCCGAAGGCGGTCCAGCCGGCGCCCGGCGAGGCGATTTAGGAGCCACCCAAATGCAAACAAAGGACTTTGCCCTGGAGGTCAAGAGGGTCTCGAACGAAGGCACTATCGAGGGCTATGGCAGCGTGTTCGGCGGCTCGCCCGATTCCTACGGGGATATCGTGCGTCCCGGTGCGTTCGCGGAAAGTCTGGTCCGCCATAAGCAGGCGGGGACCATGCCGCTGATGCTGTGGGGCCACAACGCCAGCGAAGTCCCGATCGGCAGTTGGGATGAGATGGCCGAGGACGGCAAGGGCTTGTGGGTTAAAGGTTCCATCGACCTTGAGGACAGCCTCGGCGTGCGCGTCCATCGCGCCTTGAAGCAGCGGCGCATGCGCGGCCTTTCGATCGGCTACGAGACGCTCGGCAGCGAGCCGGACACCAAGCGGCCGGGCGTGACGTTCCTCGTCAAGCTGGAGCTGTGGGAGGTTTCCCCGGTCAATTTCCCGGCAAAGCGCAACGCGCTGGTCGAATCCGTCAAGTCGGAAGCCGGCGAGCGCTGGACGGCATTTCAGGATTTCGCGCGCCATCTTCGGGATGGCGAGCCAATGCCAACCAAGGAATTCGAGGATATCCTGCGCGATGCAGGCGTCCCGAAAAGCATGGCCACCGCGATCGCCTCGCACGGCTATGCCAAAGCGGCTTTTCGGAGTGAGTCCGAGAGCGACAAGGCGAACGATGCAGCCGCATTCCTGAAGGCACTTCGCGGCTAATCCTTCCAACGCTCTCACGGAGAACCCAAAATGAGCACCGAAACCAAGTCGGCAGCCGAGCTTGCTGCTGAAATCAAGGCGGACTTCGACAAGAAGTTCGATTCACTGAAGGCGATCGCGACGGATGCGCTCGGCAAGGCTGAAAAGGGCGAGCCGCTTGCGGCCGGCGCCAAGCAGACCGCCGACGAAGCCATCGTCGCCGTGAACGCGGCAAAGGCCCGCCTTGACGAGATCGAGCAGAAGATGATCCGCGCGCCGGGCGATGATCGCTCCAAGACCAAGTCGCTTGGGCAGTTCGTCACCGATAGCGAGGAGGTCAAGGCGTTCCTCTCGGCCAAGAAGTCCAAGGGTAGCGTCGGCGTCGAGGTCAAGGCGATCATCTCGTCGCTCACGACCGATGCGGACGGCTCGGCTGGCGATCTCATCATCCCGGATCGCATCCCCGGCATTGTGATGCCGTATCTGCGGAAAATGACCGTGCGTGATCTTCTCTCGCCCGGCCGGACCAACACGAGCGCGATCCAGTATGTCAAGGAAAGCGGCTTCACCAACTCGGCGGCGACCGTGACGGAAACCGCAGGCACGGCCAAGGCGCAGTCCGAACTCAAGTTCGAGGTCGTGAACGGCGCCGTGACCACCATCGCGCACTGGGTGCTGGCCACTCGCCAGATTCTCGACGACGTGCCGATGCTGCAGTCCTACATCAACGAACGGCTCATCTGGGGCCTCAAGTACGTGGAGGACAACCAGCTTCTCAACGGCGGCGGCACCGGCACCGACCTCAACGGCATCTACACCCAGGCGACGGCTTCTACAGCCAACCTGGCTGTTGTGGTGACGCCGACCAAGATCGATGTCATCCGCGCTGCGATGCTGCAGGCAGCACTTGCCAACATTCCGCCCACCGGCATCGTGCTCAACCCTACCGACTGGTTCACCATCGAGGTGACAAAGGACACGGCCGGCGCCTACATCATCGGCAACCCGCAGGACTCGGCCCAGCCGCGTCTCTGGGGCCTTCCGGTGGTCGAGACGGCGGCAATGACCGTGGACAAGTTCTTGGTCGGCGCATTCAAGGGCGGCGCGCAGATTTTCGACCGCTGGGATGCGCGCGTCGAGATTTCGACAGAAGATTCGGACAACTTCAGGAAGAACTTGACGACAATACTTGCCGAGGAACGCCTAGCCCTTGCGGTATACAATACTCTGGCGTTCGTCAAGGGAGATTTTAGTGATCAGGTCACCGACCTTACTTCGTAATACTTGAAGTAACGTTTGTCTTGATCTTTCCCTAAATCGGGAGCATAAAAAGACGGAACCCGGCGCGGGATTGGCCTCCCTGCCGGGTTCCTAACACCAACCGATCGTATGAGGATCGAGATGCTGTCTCCAATTAAGCCCAAGCGGGCTGTTTCTCAAGCGTCTTTGAAGGAAGTGACCTGCCACGGCGGGTGTGGCGCCATTGTTCAATACCGAACAACTCCTCGGGTTTACTGCCCTGCGTGCAGGTCTGCCATATTGGCGGAACGCGCCCGTGTCGGGATGGAGAAGCAACGTCGCAAGCGCGGCATACCAAAAATTAAGGGGACGGTGATCGCGTGCGAAGGCTGCGGCGCTGCGGTCACTCTTAACAGACGAGCGGATACGAGATTTTGCCGATCCTGTTATCTGGCCAAGAACGGCGCAGAGGCTCGGGAACGGTCAGCAGCAAAACGTGCCACTCCTGAGGGCCGAGACTACTTGAACCGCTGGCATCGCAAGGAACACGCCAGCAACCCCCGTTTCGCCATTTCTGCGCGGATGCGCGTGCTAATTCACAGGGGCATAGGTAAAGGCAAGGCCGGCCTCTCTTGGTCCAAATTTGTGCCCTACACCTTAGACGAGCTAATGCGCCATTTAGAGCGCCAGTTCCTGCCGGGGATGACGTGGGAGAACCGTGGGCTCTGGCATATCGACCATGTAGTTCCGGTCACGGCGCACGAGTTTTCCGGCCCTGACGATCCCGAATTCAAAGCCGCATGGGCGCTAACCAATCTTCAACCTCTCTGGGCGCTGGACAACATCCGCAAAAACGCCACCCGCACTCACCTACTCTGAAAGGAGCAATCCCCATGCAACTCAAGGCAAACGACACCCTCCATGTCTCGTCGGTGAAGGCCGACAACATCGCGCCGGGTGAGGTATTCGAGGTCGCCGACGATACCGGCCGTCAGTTGGTCGAAAAGGGCCTGGCGACGGAGGTCAAGGCGCAGAAGGCCGAAAAGGCCGAACCCGCTCACGAAAACAAGATGGAACCCGCGCCGCAGAATAAGTTGATCAGCGGCGCCAGCATGCGGAAGGCGAAATAACATGGCTCGCGGCTCGCGCTACACATATGCAGGCCGTCGCGCCGCCAGCCGTGGCGCCGATGCTGCCTTGAAGGTGTCCGTCAATTCGGTCCTGCCGGCCATCACTGGTGATCTCTATCAGGGCGAAACCCTGACCTGTTCGACGGGCACCTGGTCGAACACGCCGGACTCGTATGCTTACCAGTGGCAGCGAGACGGTGTCCCGATCATCGGCGCCACGGCCAGCACTCGAGTTCTCGCCCTGGCCGACGCTGGCGCTGCGATGAGTTGCACGGTCGTTGCCACCAATTCAGGCGTCCCCCGCGCAGCCACATCAGCCGCGACCGCTGCGGTGCTCGGCGACCCGACATTCTCGGTGCAGCCGACGATCACCGGCACGGCGCAGGAAGGCGAGACCCTGACCGGCGTTCCCGGCACGCATACCGGCACCAGCGCGACCTATCGCTGGCTGGCTGATGATGTCGCAATCGGCGGCGAAACGACGGTGGAACTTGTGTTGGCGGTCGGCCAGGTTGGCGCCGTGATTACCTTTGAGGTCACCGCGATCAACGATGCCGGTTCTACCGTGGCGACGTCGGCCGCGACAGAAGCAGTCATAGCGGCCTGATCGATGCGTCTCGTCTCCATCACCCAGCCAACCGATCCCGTCCCCTCGCTCGACGAGGTGAAGGCGCATTTGCGCATGGTTGGCGTCACCGATGACGATGGCGACATTCTCTCCAAGATTTGGGGAGCGATCACCGAGTTCGAGGACACCCAACTCGGCTGGCTCGGGCGGTCCATTTCGCCCCGACAGATCGAGGTCAGGGCGGACCACTTCTGCAGCACATTCTATCTCCCCCGCCCGCCGATCCTTACGGGCGGTAGCTATACCCTGACCGTCAAATACGACGACGAGGACGGCGCCGAGCAGACCATTGCGGGGACCGTCTACCGTCTGGTCGACCCGGAGACGACAAAGGCCCGCATCATCCTTCGCGAAGATCAGTCGTGGCCGACTGACCTAATCAACGACGAAAGCAGCGTTCGGATCAGGTATTGGGCCGGCTACCCGAGCGATGATGTGCGGATCAGCAATTTCAAATCGGCGGTCAAACTGCACGTCCAGTTGACCTACGACGGCGACGAAGATGAGAAGCTTCGGCTTTCACAGACGATCGACCGACTGCTCAACGTTTACCGGATTTACTCATAGGAGAAACCTGACATGGCCGACATTTCCATCACTTCAACCCTCGTCGTTGCCGGCACTGGTGCCCGCATCGACCGCGGCATCGCGGGCGTTGCCATCACGGCTGGACAGGCCGTCTATCTCGACGCCACCACCGGCAAATATGGGCTGGCCGACACGGACAGCGCCACGGCCGGCGTGCGTGCGGCCATCGGCGTTGCGTTGAATGGCGCTTCGCTCAACCAGACCATCGCGGTCTGTACTGGCGGCCTTGTCACGATGGGCGCCACGCTGGTTGCGGGTAGCCCGTACTATCTATCGGGCGATCCGGGCGGCATTTGCCTGATCGCGGACGTGCTGGCCGGTGACTATCCCTGCATCATCGGCGTCGCCACCACGACGGGCATTCTCAACGTCGGCGTGGTCTATCCGGGCGTCGTGAAGGTCTAGCATGCACGCCGGCCAGCTCGATCGGCGCCTTCGTTTCGAGAAGCGCCAGGATGTCGACGACGGCCACGGCAATTCGGTGGGCGAGTTCGTCCACCAGTTCACGGTTGCGGCAAATCGCAAGTTTCTGACTGGCGGTGAGGGCGTTCTCGCCGCCAGGCTGACCGCGAGGCAACCGGCAATCGTGACGATCCGCAATTCGGCCGCTGGCCGCGGCATCCAGGCCGAGTGGCAGGCGGTCGATACGCGCGATGCCACAGTCTACAACATCCGCGAGAAGCCCAAAGAGACGGACGATCGGCATTGGCTGGAAATGCTGGTCGAAAGCGGGGTCGCCACCTGATGGCTGTCGTCGGTATCCCGGAGATGCGCAGGCGCGTCACCAGCATCCCTGCCATGGTCGTAACGTACGGCCAGGACGCCATGGAGAAGGGCGCACAAGAGATCGTGGACATGATGAAGCGGCTGGTTCCCGTCGACGACGGGGATTTGCGCGACAGCATCGGGTGGACATGGGGCGATGCGCCAAAAGGCGCGGTTGCCCTGCTCAAGAGCGCTCCGATCCGTGGCAATCTTCGCGTCACGATCTATGCCGGCAATCAGCGGGCATTCTATGCGGCGTGGGTCGAGTTCGGCACGCAAAAGAAGCCCGCGCAGCCGTATTTCTTCCCCTCATACCGGGCGCTCAAGACGCGCACCAAGCGCCGCCTGACAACGGCTGTCCGCAAGGGGCTGAAGTTCGTGGGCCCGGTGATGGTAGAGGCTGATACATGAGCGCAGAGGCCGAACTGCAGGACGCGCTGCTTGCTTCGCTGAAGGCCAGCACCGCTGTCATGGCATTGGTAGACGGCGTTCATGACAGCGTGCCTACGAACGCTTACGGCGCCAAGAAGGCGTATCTATCGCTTGGTCCGTCCGACGTGACGGAAGACGGCGCCGACTGCATCGCGTCGGGCGAGCATACGATGCAGATCGACGCATGGTCGCGGGCGGTTGGCAAGTACGCTTGCCGCGACATAGTCGGCACGGTCAAGACGGCGCTGCACGAGAAGCAATTGACGCTTGCCAGCACTCAGCTCGTCGATTTGCGCGTCAATTACCGCCGCGTCTTTGGCGATCCAGACGGCCTGACGACGCACGGCGTGGTTCTGGTCACGGCACTGATCGACGAAGCCTATGATTGACATGGCGTGGGCCGTATTCAGCCAGGATTGTTCGTGGTCCCGGCCGCGCAGTCGGTTCGGATTCTCGGCGAAAGCCTCGACGACGCCGCAAGAGTGGCCACGCGATTTCATTGATCACTGCGTTTCGATCGGGCGGGCCGCGCACCACCCATCGCCAACCAAAAGTCAGGCCGCGGACTTGAAACCCAGGAAAGGTAAGAAACGATGACCAGGGCAGTAACTGCAAATTTCCATCAGATGGTGCTTGAGGTCGAAACGGCCGCAAGTTCCGGCGTCTATGCCAAGATTTGCGGCCTGACGTCGAGAGGCATCAATCGCCAGCACAACATGCAGACGAGCGAAGTTCCCGACTGCGATGACGAGTCGCTGCCGGCTTCCGTCGAGCGCGCGGTGCAGTCGTCCGAAGCCACGATTTCGGCCAACGGCGTTT